TGGTGAAAGCAATGTTATTAGAATAGGTAATACTCAGGACACAACTCTTGCTGTTATTCCAGGACCAGGACCATTAAATAAACAAACTAAATGCTTCATCGCAGGTATCCGTGGCATTGTTCCAGTAACAGCTGATGCGCAAGTTGTAGTTATAGATTCTTTAGGACAACTTGGAACTCTTGCTTCTGTATGGAGGAATGTAACAGCTGATACTCAAGCCCTTGCTGTTAACTCAAGTTATATCGCTAATCGTGTAGCAGGTGTATTAGCATGTACCTTACCAGCTGTAGCTGCTGTAGGTGATTCTATCGCTATTACAGGAAATTTAAACGGATGGACAGTGGCACAAAATGCGGGACAAACGATACATCATCTTGCAGCATCTACTACTCCTGGCGTTGGTGGATCTCTTGCGTCTACAACTGCCCGTGATTGTGCAAAGTTAATATGTGTTGTTGCCGATACTGATTTTGTTTTGGAATTTATGACAGGCGTAGTCACTCTGGCTTAGTAGTTTATTGGCTAAATAAAGACCTATGTCGATACTGGCAGGTTTTATGTGATTATTTTTCCTGCCAGTTTACTTACAAGAGAGTTTTTTCCATGAAAAAGATTTTATTACCGTTGTTAATGTTCTCAGTTACAGCCTTATGTTCACAGAATAAAGAAAAAGAACCTGTAGAGTTATCACCAAAAGTTTCACAAGATTTAGTTCGCAGGTTAGTCACTATTGCTGTTGGTACTCAAGATGCTCAACTAGAGATTATCTTGTCTCAAGCATTAGATCCTAAAGCAAAGAAGCCAGAAGTTTATCCTGAGTTGATTGAAGTACGAGCACAAATAGCTGTTCTTGTGAGGACACTCCATGAGAAGAATACTAGGTAGCCTTATTCTATGTCTGTGCTTTGTAGTGGTTGCTTTTTATGGAGCAGATCATAAGCAAAAAGAGGAGTGCATAACGGCTGAAAAGCCTGATGTACGCATAGAAATATGCACGTGGGCGTTAAAAGAACTCGTTGAGCAGAACAAGATTGAGGCAGCAGGTCGAAAAAAGGAAGAGCGTAATAAGTGGATAACTGCTGCAATAGGAACAGTTACAACCGTTATTCCACTTGTAGTCACTATTTTAGAATATAATAATAATGACTGTGATTGCCCTACAAGCCAGCAACAGACACCGAACAACAGCACTGGTTGATTTTGCCCTTACAGCAATCGCTTTTACACTGATGCAAGATTAGAAAATTACTGTTATTGAAAGGATTGTTGCGATGGCTTTATTCCCAAAGAACATGTCTACAAGGCCAGAGGACCGTGAAATCCTTGGCATAATGGAAGATTTTTATTTACGTTCTGCTAGCGAGAACCAAAGCTTTTGGGCTGAGGCATCTATAGATGCTCGCTTTGAGTCTGGCGATCAGTCAGTATGGAATGAGTTATATCATGCTCCATTAAACAGACAACAGTTATTTGGCTTTAACAGAATTCGTAGAATTATTAGCATGATAGATGGCCACCAACGACAGAATCGTAAGTCTATTATTGCTACTCCTATTGAGAATGGTGACCAAGCTACGGCAGATCAATTCACAAAAATAATTATGTGGCTCGATAAACAAGAGCATGTTTTAGATACCGTGTCAGATGCATTTCGTGGTGCTCTCATCTCAGGCATGAATATGCTACAAGTGTGGGTAGATTATTCACGTGATCCTATTAACGGTGACATAAAAGTAGATAACTGTTCATACAACACCTTCTTAGTAGATCCATTCTTCAAGAAGGCAGATATGAGTGACTGTTCAGCTGTCTGGAAGCGCTCATACTTGACCCACACTGAATGTGCAGCTTTGTTGCCAGCATTTGAGTCTGATATATTTGATCTTCCTTCAGGAACGATGGCTGATGGTAAGTTCGCATTTATGCCAGAGTCTAGAAACCTTATGGCAAAAGACTTACTAGCCTATGATGAGTATTACTATCGATCTTATCGCAAACAAAAAGTTTTGATTGATACTCAGTCTGGCGAGGTGATGGAATGGCGTTCTACAGATGAAGATTCACTTAAAGAATTCTTAAGGCAGTTCCCTCAAGTTATAACTAAAGATCAAACAATCCCTTCAGTATCATTAGCTGTAGTTGTACAAGGAAGAGTATTTTACAATGATATCAACCCTCTCGGAGATAATTATCCTTTTATTCCTGTTTTTGCTTATTTCAGGCCAGACTTATCGGGGATGGCGTCACGGGTCCAATCGGTAACTCGCGGTTTACGTGATCCACAGTACCTTTATAATAGACGCCGCTTGATTGAGCTTGATCAGCTTGAAGCAGGCTTAAACGGTGGGCTGAAATACAAAGAAGGTGCACTTGTCGATGATTCACAGGCATATCAAACAGGCCAAGGCAAGACATTAATCATCAAGCAAGGCTATGAACTATCCGATGTTGAACAGCTACAGTCCCAAAATGTATCTCCATCATCTATGCAGATATCAGAGATTCTTGCTAGAGAACTACAAGAGATATCTGGTGTAAGTGAGGCCGCATTAGGTATTGGTGCAGACAATAAGTCAGGTTATGACACTATGCTCAAGCAGGCAGCAAGCTTGGTTACCATAGAAGGCTTATTTGATTCACTTCAGTTATCAGAGACTATCCTCGGAAATGTAATCTTGAACATTGTTCAAAACAACTACACCCCTGGGAAAGTTAAGCGAATATGTTCGGATGAACCTACACCTGAATTCTATAATAAAAATTTTGGTAAGTACGACTGTGTAATGGAGATGGGCTTCGATACCTCTAGCCAGAAAGCGCTGGCCTTTGCTGAACTTCTACATTTACGTGAAGCTGGCGTACAAGTTCCTGATGCTACACTCCTTGATGCTTGCACTGTTCAAAATAAAGACAAGCTCATCAAGGATATAGAATCTGCAGCGCAACAGCAACAAGCAGAAGCTCAAAAAATGCAGGAGATACAAGCTCAAGAAATACAAATGCGTTCACAACTTGCTGGCGCAAGAGTTGAGGAGCAATTAGCACTAGCACGGGCTCGTGATGCTAAGGCAGTTTTGGATGTAAATAGCGTAGGGGAGAGGCTCGCAGAAGCAAGAAAAGACGAGACGCAAGCCAAATTGAATTACGTTAAAGAGCTTGAAACTATTGATTCGATGCGGTTAGAGTCTCTCCAAAAGCTTGTTGAGTTGTCGAAGATGCTTGATCCTGTTGGGCCAAAGGATAAACCCTTAGTATAGGTATACTTTTAATACGTTGGTTGATACGATAAATATAAAGATATTGACAGTATAGGAATCAACAATGAGAAAAAGATATTTTAAAAGTGTAACCTGTCCAATTTGTTCAAAAGAACGTATAGTCGATAAATATAGTGCTGGAGTTCTTTGTAATTCTTGCAGTCAAAAAAGGAATAGAAACTGGGAAAAGAGAATTCTTGAGGATCTTTCAGGGTGTAAGTTTGCACACCTTACAGTTATAAGCAAAGTAATAGGTGTTAAGCCTGGGAAATGGAACTGTCTTTGTGACTGTGGGAACAAAATTATGGTTCTTGGTGGCAACCTTAAGAGTGGTCACACTAAGTCTTGTGGGTGCATTAAAAAAACACAAAAATGTTTATCTAAAACTAAAGCACACAATACTTGGTACTTAATGAAACATCGTTGTTATAATCCTTTAAGTAATCATTGGAATAATTACGGCGGTAGAGGGATTACTGTGTGCGAACGATGGGAAAAATCATTTTTGGCTTTTTTTGAAGATATGGGGCAGGCTCCTCCAAATAAAACTCTTGATCGTATAGATAATAACGGCAGTTATTGCAAAGAAAACTGTAAATGGTCGACTCGTAAAGAACAGTGTAGAAATAGAAGAAGCAATAGAATAATAAGCGCTTTTGGTAAAACACAGTGCATTCCTGATTGGTCTGATGAAGTTGGTTTGTCAGTTTCAATAATCTATAAGAGAATAATGTATTATGGATGGACTCCTGAAGATGCATTAACCTTTCTTCCGTGCAATACAACAAAGAAGAAGCGCGTCAAAATAAAACAATAAGCATTATGGTTCTGCGCAATCTTAGTGATATTATTCAGGCAACGGACTCTAAAAGTTAGAGGTCTGAGTAACCTTGCAGCACCCGATGGGTGGACTGTAGTGACTAAAAGGAATAACCATGGCTCGTAAGTACAGCAAGACTTCATGCATTTCGCTAAATGACGGATCCGGCATGCCTATGGAAAAGAAGCGTTCATTCGTTGGATGTACTCCAACAGCAGAAAATATGACCATAGAACCATCCTGGGACAGTCTCGAGGGAATGGACGCCTCCATACGCAACTCCCTAGCAGGAATCAGTAAGAAAAAGAGCTAATCGTGCCAATCATGATCAGGCGCAAGGATAAATTATTGCGTATCGCTGAGGCTGTTTTAAAGTCTAAAATACAAAATCGTGATAAATACCCTGACGAAAAAAATGGTAATGCTGTTAGAGGAATGGTTAATCAAGATCAATCAAAAAATAGCCAAGGTTATTAGCATTATTAGCGATTCACATTGGGGGGCTCTAAATGTCCCCCTTTTTATTGTAGGAGTTAAAAATGGCAAAGCCATGTTCTTTAAGTGAGATGAAGAAGAATCATAAGAAAAAGGAAGAGAAGCAAGAGAAGATTGAAAAAGCCATTAAGAAATCTAAAAAGGTTGTTCAAAAGAAGAAACGTAAAGGTAAGTAAGCCTTATGGAGAAAGAGAAGAAGAGAACAGTTGGCCAGCAATACATGGACAATATCAACAATAGTCCTGGCACTGATAATGCTATTGAGTTATCAGGGAAGCTACTGAGTGATTTGACTGACCAGATCCAAGAGGCGGTGAAGGATGGTTGCAGTCAATTTGGCAAAGTTAATTTTTATATTGCGGTATATCCACGCTTTAATGCATTCATGTCACAACTGCTAGATACAAAGATTGTAGTTAGAAGGTCTTGTCCAACACCAGTGTGTGAGATGACTGTTTATAGGTATGACGGATTCGCGAAAAAGATTGAGTTCTTATGGGCGCTCCCAGATTTAAGGTCATGTTATGCGTTTATTGGTAACCAAGATAAAGTTACTATCGCAGAATATGGGACTCTACAAAGTATCTTAGATTATTTTGATGGAACATTGCTGAAACTGGCTAAAACATTGAACGGAGAAAAGCTATGACAATAGAAGAACAAGACGGTGCTCTTCAAGAGCAAGAAGAAACAACTCCTGCGCTTGAAGGTATTCAAGACTTAGCTGAAGAAACAGAGCAAGTAGAACAACCTGAGCAACCAATTCAAGAAACACCACCTCCACAGGACAACGATAACGTACGCCGCCTACGCCAAGCTAAGCAGAAGGCTGAAAACGAGCGTGACGAGGCTATGCGCTTCATCGATGAGTTTAGACGCAATCAAGCTGCTCCAAAGGTAGAACCTGAGCCTGAAGAAGAGTTGAATATCGATCCTGAGGACCTTGCTTCGGGTAAACATATTTTAAAGATAGAGCGTAAGTTTCAGAAGATGGAACGTAACTATCAAGAGCAACTTGGTCGTATCCAGCAACAATCTGCTGCGACTGCTGCTGAATCACAGTTACGATCTAAGTATCCTGATATTGATAAAGTTATTAATTCTGACACTGTCGCTCAGTTACGTGAACAGTACCCCGAGATTGCGGCATCCATTAACAGTAATCCTGACGTTTATTCTAAATCTGTGGCTGCCTATACAATGATAAAGCGCCTTGGGCTATCTAATGACCAGAGTTCTATTGAAGGACAAGCACGGTTACAACAGAATGCATCACGACCTCGGTCATCATCTGCTGTCACTAAACAAAAACAAGAATCTCCGTTATCTCAAGCTAATTCCTATGGTGGTCTAACAAAAGAGATGAAGGCACAAGCTGCGAGAGAACTTGCTGAAATACTTGGAAGTTAAAAAACACTGCTCTTTTCCTCTTTGGGTCATGACTTAATTGTTGTGGCCCATTTTTTTGTCCTGTACATATTTATTGCTATCTTACGGGTGGCCTGTAATGGATACTTCGGCCCATCCCCTTCGCTATAACGGTCAAATAGCTGCTGAGAGGCGAGTGGTAACAAGCTTGCTTCAAGAGGATTCGCACCCTCAGACTGATTTTGAGATTCGTCATCTCTCGTTAGTTGTAGTTATTAAAAACATTTATAGAAAGGGATTGTTATGGCAGTTATCACTACCAACACTCTCAGTGCCCCAATCCAAAAAACACTGGCTGCACGGATGTTATCAATCAGTACACCTGATTTGATTCATAACATTGCTGCTATGAAAGAACGTCTACCAATGCATGGTGGCGTAGAAGTGCTTTTCAGACGTTACGAGAAGCTAGCTCCAGCATTAGTACCACTTTCAATTGATGGTTCAACACCTCCTGCAAGTTCAACAACGGCTGTCGATCTATCTGCTAAACCTAGCTTTTACGGCTCATGGATGGCAGTTAATGAACGCGTTGTTCTACAAGCACAAGATAAGCCTTTGAACCAACTGACCCATGTACTTGGCATGCAACTTCGTGAAACTGAAGATGCATTAACCCGTGACATGATGGCTGGAACAGCTGCATTTATCAACTGTGTAGGCGGAGTTAACGGTAGACTAATTGCCGTTGTAAAATCTTTCCTTATCGACTTGGAACTCTTAACAGGTAATGCTGAAGACAACAGGGCGCAAGCAAGCTTAGGCTGTGCAGCGTGAACGTAGTAAGCGGAAAGACTCAGTAGCAAGGGCTATTGGGATGCGGTACTCTAGACTCTATGGAAACATAGAGAGGTAGGCCGAGAGGATTCTACCCGCTTAAATAGTTTAAATACCTTTGGAGTTGAGTTCATGGACTTTTTTAACAATACATTCGCGCTTTACGATGGCAGCGGCATATTGC